GCGCCCAAACAGTGCCGACGAACTCCTCGTCCGTGACTCCGTTGTAGGGCCACGCATGCAGCCCGTCGTTGAAGGTCGAGCCCGTGATGCGGACGTACTGGCCCTCCTTGAGGCCGAGGGCCGCGGGCGGCACGAGGCTACCGCCCTCGATGCGGACGCGCCCCGTGCGCTTGTCGGCGACGAACCAGTTGCGCAGCGACAGAAGCACCTGCTCGAGCATCTCTGCGCCTATCGCTTATCGGTGATGACGGCGGCGAGCTCGGGGCTGAGGGTCTTGACGCCGCAGAGCATGTCGATGGAGACGGTGTCGGTCTTGGTCTTCTGGTCGTAGCCCTGCACGACGCGCAGGCCGAAGCCGTCGTAGGAGGTGGAGAACGCCTTGGGAGCGCCAAGCGGCATCTCGAGCTGACGGGTCACAAGCGCGAAGGCGTTCTTGTGGAAAGCGATGGACGGCGTGTAGCTGGCCGTCTCCGCCGTGGTCTTCTGCACGTTCTGGTCGCAGTAGAAGTCGAGGCCGTACTTGCGGCCAAGCGATGCCTCCTTGAGGGCGGTACCGTTGTCACCGACGGCGGACGCGTTTGTAAACGCCTCGGTGTTGAGCAGGTCGGCCTCGGCCTGGGAGCCGTAGACGAAGCGGCGCTCCGTGGAGGGTGCCTTGGCGTCCACGAGGAACTTGCGGGCGGCGATGATGTCCGCCACGGCGATGGCGCCCTTGGTGTGGTCGACGCGGTTCGTGACGTCCTTCTCGAGCTTAAGCAGGTAGCCGTCGATCTTGTCGGCGAAGGCCTGCATCGCCGGGACGAGGAACTGCGCGGAGAAGTCGACGATGTCCATCGTCAGCTCCTTGGACGTGACGGCGAACGTCACGTCGAGCAGCTTGTCCATCTTGACGGGGACCTTGTCCTCCGTGGCGTCCTGCACCTCGACCTCGGTGGTGAACTCCTTGGCCTCGAAGGTGGCGGGCTTACGGACGGTGATGGTGTCGCCCACGCCGGCGACGAACTCGGAGGAGTAGTCGCGGTGGACGAGGTTGGCCATGACGGCGTTGGTGCGCAGAACGTCCAGCGCCTCGTTGGCGATGATGTTGGGTGTAAGGATGGTGTTCGACATAGATACCCCTTAGCCTCTCTGCTCCGCCTTGTACTTCATGTACTCGGCGGTGCTCATTTCGTTGATGTCCTTGCCGCCCTCGCCCTTGGGGGCGTGGGCCACGTCGGCACCCTTGACGGTCGTGGTCGCGATGAAGTCGGCCCAGTCGGCCTTGATGCCCTCGGTGAGCTTGTCCGCGTCCTCGATAGCGCCGTCCTTGACGGTCACGTTCTCGAGGTCGGAAACCTTGAGAACGGTCTCGATGCGCTTGGGGTCGACGCCCGCCGACTTGAGCAGTTTTCGGTACAGGCCGCGCTTCTCGGCTGCGGCCTTCTCGCCCTCGACCTTGGCCTTGTAGTCCTCTAGGTTCTTGACGGCGGCCTTGTACTTTTCCTCGTACTCGTCCGCGCCCTCGCCCTTGGCCTTGAGTGCGTCCAGCTCCTTCTTGTAGCCGTCCGCCTTGTCCGCGGCCTCCCTGAACTCGTCGCGCTGTGCCTTGAGCGCGTTCACGCTCTCGGCATGCTCGTCGATGATCTGGTCGATCTTCTCGTCCTCGATGCCCATTGCCTTGAGCATCTTTCGCGTAAGTGCCAACAGAATCTCCCTTGCTTCGGAATGGGCGGGTTCCCACCTATTGCCTCGGCGGGGCCCGCGCCGCAATACCTCGCGGCAAGGGTGAGTATCCAAACGGAGTAACGCGGCCCTATGCGCCGCCCCTCAGGTGCTTCTCGAGAATCGCCCGGTACGTGTCCCCGTGGCCAGTCGCCGCCTTGCGCAGGAAGTGTTTGCCCTTCATGTGGGAGGTCCCCTCCTCGACGTACAGCGCGTACTCGACGTTGGTGCCGATGAAGCAGTCGTAGCCTTTGAGGAGGTGCGTGACGGAGTTGCGCAACCTGCCCGTGTCGACCGGGCACGTCGCCTTGGCGCATCCCTCCGCGACGAGGCCTATCTCCTCCAGGCCTGTTTTATAGGCTCGCAGGAGGGCTTTCTCGACCTGCTCGATGTTGTTCTGCCGTATCTCGATGCACTCGGCGGTATCCAGCTTCGCGGCGTTTACGATCTCCTCGGTGATGAGGGTGCCGTGCCGGCCGTGGTCGCCGACGCCGCCGATGAGCCCGTAGGCCATCAGTCGAGCACCTCGCAGCCGTAGCCAACGCGCCCGTCGATGTCCGCCTCGATGGCCTCGATGGCTTGCACCGGAACGCCCTCGCACCCGAGCGTGCAGCCGTCGTCGGGCTCGACCTCGTCGCCGCGCTGCGTGCAGATGTAGGTATCCGGGAACGTGAAGCCGAAGCCCAGCTTTACGGCGCAGTCGCCGCAGTTCGCACAAGTGAATAGCTCTTTCATGCCTGCCCCAATCTCTCTGCGGGCAGTGTCACGGCACGGTCACGCGGCATGAAAAAGCCCCGCCGTGGCGGGGCTGGCTGTGGTCTATTTGACTTTTATCTCGTTGGCCTTGTCCATCTCAAGCTCGATAGCAGATGGACTCTCGCCTCTGAGGAAAAATGGAATCGGGAAGAAGTCAATCCTCCCCGTTTCCTTGTCGATGGCATATGGAGTGTCGCCCGGGGCCATCTTTCCATCGAAACCGAACCCGACGAACCAATGGTATTTGCCCTCGTATGCGCACACCGGGCCGTATCCGTCTACGGCCTCCTCTTCCAGAATCGGCTTTATGGCCTCTTCCAATGTGAGCATGTCAACCTCTTGTCGTCAGGCACTCGTCGATAAGATCGCCAAACTCGGCGTCGTCAACTCGCGCGAACTCCGTCTCCTCGGCCTTGATTATACCAAAATACCAGCTCACGTCCTCATCGCCACTCTGTGGGTCTATGAACTTGATAGCGTTTCCCGTCTTTTCCGCAACGAAAGCGTGTCGTCCGCTCTTGCCGCAAAGCGCGTGGTCCCAGGAAACGGAGACCTCGGCCCTCGCGTCCCCGTTTACCGCAAGGAGGAATGACGTTATTTCTTTCTCCGGCTTATCGCCACCACGTTTCCAAGTGGCCCCCGGAAACACCTTTTTGTACGACTCGGCGCGCGCGAAAGGGTCATATGCCGATATTTTCCCCCACTTGTTCATCTTAACCGGCTTCGCAACGACGTCGAGCCCACGCCGTCTCGCCTCATACGCCGGAACGCACCTTTGGCAGTTGTACGAGTACCTGCCGTCTTTGTCCTTCTTTGTCTTAAAGTTCGGGTTAACCTTGGCAAGGTCGGAGCCTGCGGAATGCTCGCCCTTGATCTCCTTGAAAACGCGCCGACCGTTGACAATGGGCGTCGAACCGGGCGCAAGCGCCGTGTCCAACACCTTCTGCTGGTCGCCGGCACTCATCTTGCGGAACGAGCCGGACGGTATGCCATACTCCCTCAGCTGCTCGGTGAGCCTCTTCCTCGCCTCAGTCGCGGACACACCGGCGGCATCGAGCTTGCGGGCCGTGCCGGGCATTTCCATAAACTCGGAGATGGTGCGGTTTGCGGGCTTGGTGCCGTTTACGGCGGGCTTGCCCGCCTTCCATTCCTCGTAGGTCATACCCTCGGGCAGGCGGCTGAAACGCTCGCCGTCGAGCACGTCGAGTCCGTCACAGCACGCCACCAGCGTGCAGCGGCAGTTGCACGTCTCGGCATACGGCGCCTCCGGGTCGCCCGGATAGCGGCACCCGTTGCTGAACTTCTCCCCGACCTCCACCTTCTCGCGGTCGAGTTTCCTGTGGCTCGAGCGCGTGCGCAGGTCGAGCGTCGCCACCCATTCCTTCTGCACCTTGATACCGAGCCCCTTGGCCCTCTTGTAGCTGTCGACGCGCCCGGCGTTCTCCGCCGCCGTCGTCGAGGTCCGCGCCAAACGCACCGCCGCCGCGCGGTTGGACCCCGCCACGTCCTGGATGCGCTTCGCAATCTTGGGTATCGACTCGCCGAGCAGCACGCCCTGCGTGATCTGGTTGGCGATGAGCCGGCGGTTCCACGCCATGTCCTTGGCGACGTTGACGGACGGCTTGGGCAGGTAGCTATCGTGGTCGGTGAGCAGCCTCTGCACGGTCGACGCGTCCTGCAGTGCGTAGGCCGTGTCAACGCCCACGGCGCTCTCGACCTGCCACGTGCCGTAGTTGTAGTTCTCGACGTAGACCTCGGGCAGCCTGCCCTCGATGGCGGCGGCTGCGACGACGTTCGCGTGCGTCATAGCCTCGGCGCACTGCTTGAGGACGATTCGATAGCGCCTGCCAGCCGCTATCTTCCCGCTTCGCCAAGACCTGTATTGCGCCTTGGTGATCTCGCCGGCCTCAAGCCGCTCGCGCATCTTCTCGTCGTCGTCCTCGAACCGCGCCAGATAGCGCTTGAGGTTGGCGTAGGCCGTCTTGCTCGCCTCGCCGTACACTCCAGCCACCTCGCGCTCGAACGCCCGAATCTCGGCGTCTGAGAACTCGTGAGCGCTATCCTTCGCCATGCGCCGCCTCCAATCGTCGGCACGCATGGTCGCCCGCGCATAACGGAAAAGGGCCCCGACCGAAGCCGGGGCCCTTCCCTACTCGCCGTCTGCCTCTAGCATCTGGCGTACCTCGTCGCGCCAGCGCTCGGGAACGCTCTCGAGCGTGCGCTTGCCGCTCTTCACGGCGCGGTAGTAGATCTTCGCCAAGTTACTCACCCCCAACGATGTCGCCGAGCTCGAGAAGGGCCGCTTGCGAGTCGGCGACCTGCTGCTGGAGCGATGCGATCTGCTCCTCCATGCTCATGCCGTCCGCCTCGTGTGCCGCCCAGACGGTGTCAAAGTCGGCCTTTGCGCCCTCGACCGTCAGCTCGCCAGTCGGGTCGGTGAAGTGCAGCTCCTCGTAGGTGAACACCTTCACCTTGACGGAACCGCCCTCGCCTCCCTGCTCCTCGCGCTCGCCCTCGGAGATGCCGCGGCGCAGCCAGACGTCGGTCCCCGCAATCTCGACCGCCTCGGGCCTCTCGCCTGTTCGCTCAGACTTCACAACCATAAATTACCTCCTAACCCACGGCCCTCGCCGCGTTGAATATGCACCGCTTGACGTTCATCTGGTGCTCCATGACGGCCGTTTTCAGCCAGCCCCAGTAAGAGCACACGCGCCTCGCCAAGCGCTCGGTGCGCCTGCGACTGTAGCGCGCGAACGCGCGTCGCAGTCGTTTCCAGAGCCTCTTTCGCAAGTCGACCCGGCGCCCGCGAGCGCACCAGATGCGATAGCCCGCGAAGTCGATGGGCTCGGCGCCGTTGCGCCTCACCTTCCACGGCTTCAGAGACAATCCTAGCCGCCCCAAAACGCGCGCGGCGATGGCCGCGGCCTTCCCGAGCGAGCGCTTTGAGTTGCCGAGAAAATAGCCGTCGTCGGCGTACCACACCTGGCATCCCGCGAGCCTCACGCGCTTGCCGCGCCGCTCCTTCGCCGCCTCCTCGACCGCGTGGTACGCGAACGAAATCACGAACGCCGCCAACCGAAGCGACAGGTAGCTGCCGAGGATAAGGACGCCGTTCATCGTCGACAGCAGCGAATGGAGCAGGTAGAGGACTTGGCTGTTCTTGACGTAGCGCGCCACCAGACCCTCCACTATCGCCGTCTGCATCGAGCCGTAGCAGTTGCGGATGTCGACGTGCACGTGGTAGACGAAGCGGTGAACCGCGCGCCTGAGCTTGCGCATCCCCAGCGCCGCGCCCTTGCCCTTGACGCCGCTCGACACCTGCCAGAAGCCGACCTTGGCGGCAAGGAGCGGCTCGAGTGCCCCAACGCACAGGTAGTTGCACACCTGCCGTTTGATGCTCTCGACGCTTATCTCGCGCAGCTTGCCGTTGTTCGGGTCGTGCTTCAGGTAGGTTCGAATCGGCTCGAACGTCAGCGTCTCGGTCGAGAGCTCTAGCCAGATGCGGTCGACGAACGCCGTCTCGGTGCCGTATTCGTCGGCAACGCGCCAGCCGTTCTCCTTGCCTGAGTCGCTTTTCTTCCATCGGTGCAGGGCCTCGACGACGCTTCTGCGCGTGAGCTCGAGGCCCTTGCAGTAGGTTTTCATAGATCAAAGCTCTTTCTGTCTGTCATACGAGCGTTCGCCTTGCGGCTACCAGCCCGTGAGCCTTGCGGACATATTTCACTCAAAGGAGTCAGGCTGAGCCGCGTCCCGCCAGAAAGCGGCGGGCGCGGTAGACACGGTGCGAGTAGAGATTTATAGACAGATTGCCGAGAGACGAAGTTCCAAGTGGCCCTACCGGACCTGTTCCTCGAGTTCGCGTAACGAAGACCGGCATTCGAGCCGTTCCTCAGGTTGCCGAGGAACTGAACCAGAAACCAGCGCCGCCCTCACCGTGAATCCCTGTTTGGGGTTAGGAGGGGGCCAGCCCCCTCTCAGGGCTACGCCCTGATTCACCCCCGGCTACGGCCCGTAGCAGAAAGCCGGGAGACGAAGTTCCAAGCGGCCCCACCGGACCCGGTCCACGAGTACGCGCAACGAAGACCGGCAGACGAGCCGCTCCACAGGTAGCCGAGGAACAGAACCAGACGGATTGTGCCTTTGACCTTACCGCCGGATGTGTCGAAGTAGAAGTAGTCGCCGACACCAGTCGTCGCCGAGCCGCCGAGCCCCTTTCCCAAGATAAGGCCGTTGACGAACTGGATGTCGAGCATGTAGCCATCTGCCGTCGGCATGCACGCCGCCGTCGGGGTCACCCCGTCCGCCACGGCGTTCTTCTTCTCATTGCGAGTGTCGGGGTTGACCGCGATGCCGAAGCCCGTGCCGTCGGAGACGAAGAGCGTATCGCCCATGAACTCCCACAGGCCCAGCCCTGTCTCGACGCCGCCGACCTTGAACGGATGCTTGCCGTCCTTCGCCACCTGGCCGTCGCCCACGAGGGCATCGGTGTTGCCCGTGCACCACGGCGCACTCTGGAGCCATGTGTTCACGGTTGTGTCGAACGCCTTGGCGACGTCCATGAGAAGCGCCACGTTGCCGTCTGCGAGCGTCTCCTTGCCGCCGACGACCGCGCCGTCGAACACGTCGTACGCCGCCGCGGCGCCTCGGTCTGGGCACGTGGTGCCCGTGTCGGTGCCGTACATCATCGACGCACCAACGGGAATCTTCGCCGCCTGCTCGGCGGTGACGACCACGCGCGTGACGCCTGTCTCGGCGAGCGCGGGGTGGATCTGGATGTTGAAGTCCGTGCAACCCGGGAAGTCCACCTGGGAGGACTTGCAGAGCGTCTTGGTCAACTGGTGGAAGTTGATATACCACTGGTCGTAGACGCTCATGCCCGAGTAGCCCGTGGTCGCGGTCTTGCAAAGGTCGACGAGCGAGTCGTGCGACGTCGTGCGGTTGGCGACCTTCGCGCCCGAGACGGAGCGCGGGCGCCCTTCAGCGTCGATGCTCATGGGGTATGTCGGCGTCAGCATGTACGGTCGCAGCGTGCCGTCCGGCAGCAACGCCTTGGGGTTCGGCTGCGAGCCGCTGAATCGGCTGTCGGACCACGAGACGAGCAGGTTGCCGTTCGTCAGCACCTCGACCGCCTGCCACACGACCGGCGCGATCTCGTAGACGTTGTTGCCGTGTCCGTTGTCCACGCGCGAGAAGCCGTAGTCGACGCCGTCGATGGCCTCGACCCACGGCACGCCGTCGGCGTCGGCACCGGCGTTGGCGGACACGTGGAACCACGGGCCGCCCTCGGTGTCGAACGGGTCGACAGCCGCGCTCGTCGCCGTCGCGGGCACGAACTCGGTGGAGGCCACGCGCTTCGCGGCGGCGCTCATCGGCTTGATGTCGGTGGGGCTGCCCGCCGGGATGAGGAACGTGTACACCAGCCCCGTCTTGTGCTTGTCGACCATCGCGGCGACGCTCTCGTTGACGTAGCGGCCCGTAGAGGCGTCGCGCTCGAGCGCCTTATGGTCGCCCAGATTCTTCACCGCGCCGACAAGCGCCCACACCGCCTTGTCCGATGCCAGCGGGTCCGCGTACTCGAACCCCTCGGTTGCCTGCTCGGTTGCCTGCATATCGGCCATTTAGGCACCTACCTTTCGCATCTGGCAAATCTTGCCGTTTACCTTCTTGAGTCCCAGCGCCGTCACGGCAGCCGCCGAGTCGATAATCGACTGGTAGTTCAGGGCTGCCGTCTTGGCGTCCTTGAGCGCCGCCTGTGCGTCGGCGAGGGCCTTGGTCGAATCCTGCTCGCGCCTCTGCTCGGCAGCCTTGCGTTTGGCCTCATCCTCCTTGCGCTCCGTCTCGTTCTGTCCGCGCTCGGTCTCTTTCTCCTTGCGCACGACCTCGGCGTCGGCGCGGCCCTTCTCCGCCGTTTCGACAGAAGCCTTGAGCTGTTTGAACTCGTTGTTGACCTTGTTCACACCAGCCGCCGCGTCCGTCGCGGGCTTCTTGAGCTCCGCGATCTGCTCGGCAGTGAGGTCGCTGTATCTCAGCGCGTCGCCCTTCGGCACGCCGACGACCAGCACGTTGTTCTCCATCGTCGCCGTTGCCTTCGAGCCCGAGGCGAGCGTCGTGGCGCGTGCCCCCTTGACCTCGGCGGCGACGGCCCTGTCTCGTGCGGCCTCCGCCGCCTTCTGCGCGGCCTTGGCCTCGTCTCGCGCCGTCTCTGCGTCCTTGATGGTGCGCTGGTCGCTCGGCTCGTAGATGTACTCGGCGGGCTTGGCTCGCCTCTTCACGTCCCAGAGCGCCTCGATGCGCGTGCGCCCGCCGTATGCCTCGTCCGTGATGTAGGCCCATGCGTACATGCGCCCAGCCGCCTGGAGCAGCTCGTCGGGAATCTTCGCCTTGCCGTCGGCCACCGCAACCGTGTAGCACGTCCCCGTGGTCGACTTGGCGAAATGCACCTGCTCGCAGCCGACAACCTCGACCTCGCGCCCGGTGTCCCACTGCCACAGCTCGCCGTCAAGCACCTGCAATGCCGCCATCACTCATCACCTTCCTCATCCTCGTCGTCCTCGTCGTCGTTGTCCTCTTTGGCGCCCTTCGCGTTCGCCGCCAGGGCGGGCGGCAGCGCTGCCATGCGCTCCTCCTGCTCCCGCTGCTTGCGCTCCAAAATCTTCGCCCTCTCGTCGGGCGTGATGTTCGGCAGCTTTCGCAGGATCGTCTCCTCGTCCAGCCACTCGGCCTCCAGGCACACGGTCTCGACCTGCTCCTTGGTGTTGCTGATGCGAGTGCGCGTGAACACGGGCGTGTCCTCGAGGCCCTGCAATGCGAGGATGTCCATGATACCCTCGCGGATGTGGCGCTCAAACTCGGCGGCCTCCTCGTCCATCGGCTGGTATGCCGCGTCGATATGGTCGTTGGTCGCCCCCGCCGCGATGGTGTGGACGTCCAGCGCGCCGAAGTCCTCGTAGATGTCGGCCTTGATCTGCGCCAGCGTCTCCTTGCGGCCCTCGACGGGCACCTCCTGCGTGTACGGCGTCACGGACTGCCCCTGCTCGGCGTCGACCTCGGCCACGTGCGTCAGCTTGAGCTTCGCCCGCCACAGGTCGAGGTCCCTGTCGTCCATGCCGCCGGCTCCGTTGATGAGCCAGTAGATCTGCGCGCAGTCGCGCGTGTCGTTCACCAGGCCGCTCTTGATCAGGTCGTAGGCGTCGATGCTCTCGCGTATGCCGACGAGCGTGCTCTGGTGCGCGTCGCTGCCCCAGACCGCCACGATGGGCAGGCGGGAGTAGTTCTCCGCATCGACGGCCAGCTTCATCCCGTCCGCCGGTATCTCCTGATATGTGACCTTGTAGGCGCGCTTGGCCTCGACCACCTCGAAGTCGAAGCCGCTGCCGCCCGACACCATCTCCGTGTAGCCGTCCTGCTCGTAGAGGGTCGCGTGCCACGGGTGATCGGAGTCGAGCCGCCAGAACCTCACGCCGGCGTATAGCGCCCCCGAGTACTCGTCCCACACCGGACAGAACTCGTCGGCGGTGAACACGTCGATGTGGTCGAGGTTCCAAAACGGGAATGACACACCGTGGATGAGCGCCTTGAGCCCCATCTCCATGACGTCGTCGTCGAAGCGGTCGCCAAGCCCCTCCTTGGTCGTGTCCTTGCCGCCCGCCGAGACGTCCACGAAGCTCACGCCCTTACCGAGCGAGTACGTGCAGCGCTGGACGTTTAGGCGCTTGAACAGGTTGCTCGCCAGCCTCAGCTTCGAGGCTGTGAAGTCCTCGGCCTCGGCACCGGAGCATGAGTAGATCTTCTGCACGAACCGGTTGATCGTGACGTTGTGCTGGCGGTAGTACTCGTTCGCGGTGACGGCGTTGCGGTACATCTCGCTCGACATGTGCCGCTCGATGGCATCGGCCGCGAACGCCGTCGCCGACGCCGCCTCCTTGAGGTCGCCATCGGTCACCAAAGGCCCCTTAGACAAGCCGCTACCTCCCTCCAAAGAATGGGTTTACCTGCTCTTTCGCAGGCTTGTACATGCGCAGTGTTGCCACGCCGTAACGGAGCGCGTCGCAGCTGTGGTCCTCGACCTTGACAGGCCTGTCGCCGTCCGCCTTGGCATCCCAGCAGTAGCCGCCGAGCTCGCCTATCAGCCCTGCGCAGGCGTCGGAGATGCGCACCGTGCCGTTGCCCAGGCACACCCCCGTCTCTCGTATGCCGTCCGCGACGTCGTTGCGCCCCTTCTTGGTCTTGAACCCGGCCTGCCGCATCGCGGCGATGAAGCTCGTGGCGCTCGGGTCGATGATGAACGTGGGCGGCTTGCCCAGCCCGCGCACGAAGTCGGCCATGTCGGCCACGTAGTCGGCGTCCGTCTTCTGGTGTCCCGTGTCGCGGCCCGAGTAGCGGTACTCGTCCACCGCGTGCCACACCTTGCCGTCAAATGCCCACAGAAGCGCCGCGAAGGCGTTCTGCGTTCCGTAGTCGCAAGACACCGCGTACTTGACAGCGCCGCCCGTATACCGGCTCTCTAGGGCACCCTCCCACTCGGGGTAGACCAGGCCCTCGGCCAGCGTCCACTTGCCCAAGATGTAGCGGTCGTAGTACACGCCGCTGCCGTAGTCCTTGATGAGGGCCTCGATGACATCCGGTGCCAGCGCACCGTCCCAGATCGTGTAGTCCTGCCTGTAGATGTCGCTGTCGCCGTCGAGGAACCGCTTGAACCAGTGGTTCGGGCTGTCGGGGTTACAGGTACCGTCGAAGCGGCTGTGCTCGCAGCGCAGGCGGCTCTTGAGCATCTGGAACACGTCTTCGCTCCACGTGGCGACCTCGTCGCCGTAGACCCACTCGAACGTGGCGCCCTGAATCTTGGATACGCTTGTCTTCTTGTCCGCCCCGAGGCAGTAGACCTTGCGCCCGAAAATCTGGGCCGTGTTGTCCCGCCCGATCTGGCTGACGACGTCTTCGCTGTAAAGTGAGCGCATCGGCTCGAGGATGTTGCGCTCGAGCGTCGAGCGGGTGTTCCCGATCATCACCGCCAGCCCCTCGCCCCTCATGGCGAGAAGCCTCTGCGGTATGGTCACGGCTATGTCGACGTAGCTCTTGCCCGAGCCCGTCGCCCCGCACTTCACGTTGTAGCGGTGCGTGCAGTTGGCGAGGTACTCGCGCTGCATCCTCGTGAGCGGCATCGGCTACTCGTCCCCGCCGATTGAGGACGGCACGGACAGCACCAGCTCCTTGGCGGCCTTGAGCACCGCCGTGTCGGTGGTATCCATGATGCGCTGCGCCTTGGCGTACTCCTGCGGGTACTTGCGCTCCAAAAGCCACGCCGCCGCCTGCCAGCTGTCGCCGCTCGCGTCCATGATGCGGCCCACGAGCGTCGCCTTGCGCTCGACCTCGGCCTTTTTTAGAACGTGACACAGTTGACGCTGATTGTCTGTTCTGGGGTGGTTGATCCAGCGGCTGTATGTCTCGCGTGCGACCCCGAGATACGCGGCAATGTCCTTGTCGGTCATTCCTGCACGGCACAGGCGGACGGCATCCTCGATGCCCTCCTTGGTCAGTTTTTCACGCCCTTTTCCCGCCACAAAATCACGTTTCCGCTGGTAGATAGCCATATGGAAACGCGAACGTTCCCACCTTTTTACGCACGTGGACAAGCGCGTGCGTTTGTTCACGAGCGTAAAAAGGGGGTAACGTTTAAAGAAAAGGCCCCGGTTTCCCGGGGCCTTTCGGCTACTCGACCTTAGTCGACTTGATTCTCATCACCTCGGCCAGCCTCTCAAACGTCTCCGTCCAGCTTCTGCCGTCTGTGCGCGGCCTGTCGTATGCGGTTGCTCTCCGCCTCTTCCTCGAGCCGCCTCTTCCTCTCCGCCAGATAGCACCCCTTGCACAGCCTCCACTTCTTCGCCTGCGCCGACGTGTCGAACACGGGCCGCGCGTCGCACACGATGCACAACCCATCCGTTCCGGTCGAAAAGCGCCCGTACCGCTGCCGCGCGTGCCTCACGGCGCTCGGCGTCACCCTCAGCTCCGCCGCGATCTCCGCCGCCGTCCGCTCCGGGTGCGCCTGCATCCGCCTTATCATCTCGTCCGTCCACAGGACGTAAGAGGAGCGCCCCTTCCGGAGCGCCCACTCGTCCCTCAATGGATGTGTTGACTTTGTAGATGGGCCTTTTGGCCCATCTCCTACAGGTTGTCTACACGCCATTCGCATACCCCCCAAAGCTCGCCCGCCGCGGCAGAACCTTATCAAGCGCCGGTCGGCGATGTCGCGCATGACGACCCTTTCGCAGGTTTCGCCTTTGTCGGCGATGCACGATGAACAGTCGCATGCACTCTTGCCAAAATAGGCGCAGGCTTCGTAATTCAGCGCGTCCGCACATCTGCGCTAAAGCTCGTTCGGTCGCATCGAGACACAGCAGAGATTGTCTACTTTGCCGGTAAGGCACGAGAGGGACACGTTGACGATACGGCGATAGTCAATCAGCCTGACACCGACCGCCCTGCACTCGGTTCCGCGTCCGTCGTAATACGCGCCGCCCAGCTCGATCTCTTCGCCGTCGGCGGTCTTGATGTCGATATTCATAGCCCAACCTCCTCGTAGTCGCGGCACTCGCCACACTCGTCCTCGCAGTACAGCAGGTTCTCCATGATCCACGCCACGGCCCACTTCGCCAGGCGCCAGAACCCTTCCTTGCGGTCAGGCGCCTCTGCGTCGTAGGCGCGCTCGAACTCGAGGTGGCAGTAGCCGTAGTCGACGTGGATGTCGCTGCTGCAGAAATGCCTGCAGTTCCCGCACATCCTAGGCTCGCAGGCCCCGCCGAAGTGGCGCTCGATGGCGGCGTCGGTCACCCCCATCGGGTAGCCTCCGACCCTCGAGTCACTCATCGCAGTCCGCCCCCCCTACGCTCTCGTCGAGCAGGTCGATGGCATCCCCGACGGTCGCCTCGATGCTCGTCAGCTGGCGGCGCAGGTTCTGCACGAGGTTCGCGTCGGCGACCTCCGCCCTTCCCGCCTCGTAGGCGCGCTCGATCATGTCGGTCACCGCGACCTGCATCGCCGTGTCGTTGTAGCCGCGCCTGACGTGGTACTTCCCCAGATAGGCGTGCGCCCTGTCCTGCGGCCTGCACTCGCGGTCGAAATGGAACACCTCGACCGCGTCTGCCTTGATCTGATCCAAAGTCTCCATCACAGACGTCCTCTCTCCCAATTCCTCGCATTGCAGCGCCCGATGGCCGCGTCCACGTCCTCCTGCGTGAACCCCTCGGCGTCGAGCAGGTTGACGACCGCCTGGACCACGTCCATGCACTCGTCGATGAGGTTCTGGCGGTACTCCCTGCGCGCCGTCATGATCGGACTGAGGCGCATGTCGTCGCAATCCTGCCAAGCGCCGTATACCTCGGCCGCCTCCTCGAGCGGCTTGAGCGCCTGCACCTTGGGTGCATCCGGCTCATCGAACGCCCCGAACTCGAACCTGTATCCGTCGCGCATCAGATGCGCCTCCCCTGTGCCAGCGCCGCGCGCATGGCGTTGACCTCTCGGCCCGACTCGCTCCTCGTTCCGAGGTGCACGTCCACGGGCCGCTTGCTCGCGTCCCTTCGCGCCACGTTCTCGCACCACCCGCAGCAGTACCTCTGGTTCCTGTACGCCGTGCGGAACCGCCTGCCGCACTGCCCGCACACGAGCACGTAGCCCCCGCGCCTGTCCAGCGACTCAGCCCTCATGTCGCGCCTCCCAGTAGTTGCACCTCGCAAGCCCCTGCGTGGCGTGCACGAAGTCTGGGCAGCGCATGCACGTGTACCGTTTGCGGCCCTCGCCAGACGCCGTCATGACCGCCTCGCTCACGGCGCAGAACCCGCACGTCTCGCAGCGGGCACTGCGCGGCCCGTCGTCGTAGATGCTCACAGACCCCTTCGGTCTGCCCATGTTCTCGTTCCTCTCGGCGTCCAAGCTCATGACGCCCTCCTCTCGCATGCGGCCCTCGCATCAAGCAGACGCCGCGCGTCCTGGTACGCCTTGAGCGCCACCGGGTCGGCGGTCGTCCCCCTCGGGGCCTTCACCTTCGCCGGGTCGATGCCCGGATATTCCTCGCGCCACCTGCGCTCGAGCTCCGCCCTCGTCTGCTCGGGCGTCCTCGTCGGCTTGAACGTGGCGGCCTCGACCTCCGAGGCGGTGGGCTTGCCCCTCGCCCGGTCGTCGGCGTCGATGCGCTTCTGGCGCCTGGACCAGTCGAGCGCGAGGGCGCCCCAGTTGCTCACCGGCTGGCCGTTGCCCTTGACCCATCCCTGAGACTCGAAGTAGGCCCAGAAGGCGTCCGGGTCGCCGCTCAGGCAGTTGGCGCCGAAGTAACCGCGGGCCTCGTCGAGGGTCGGCGGCTCGAACTCGGGCGGCGCGGCGGGGGCATCGCCCCCATCACAGGACAGCTCAGCACAATCCAGTTCAGGACAGGACAGGCTAGGGTAGGTTAGGTTAGGGTTTTCACTTTCCGAAACCTGCGTTTCGGGTTTGTCGGAAACTGGTTTCCCGTTTGAAAAACCTAGGTTTTCACTTTCCGAAACCTGCGTTTCGGGTTTGTCGGAAACTGGTTTCTTGCGCGGGCGGCCGCCCTTGCCGCCCCTGCCGCGCGCGTCCTTGGAGTTGTCGATGGCGTTCTTCATCGCCTTGAAAACGCGGCGGAGGTGCTTCGGAAGGTCGGCCTCGACGCCGTGCAGCCCGTACATCATGATCGCGTCGGCGAGCATCGCGCGGTCGCGCAGGTCCTCGGGGTCGCTCGCGTCGAAGTCGTCGTAGACCTCGGCGAAGCTGTCGAACACGGTGAAGGCCATCAGAACCACCCCCATAGAAGCGAAGAGAAGAACAGGAAACCCGCGGAGAAGTAGGCGGCGAACAGGGCCGCCTCCCAGTGGTCGCGGATGATGTCGGGTACGTGCCTCATCAGAACGGCACGTCCTCGTCGTAGAACTCGGACTGCGGGACCGCGGCGTAGGCCTGCTGGGCGCTCCACTGCGCCTGCGGCTGCACGGGCACCGTGTCCGCGAGGCTCTGCTGCGGCTGGGTCCGCGCCTGCCCCTCACGGCGCACCATGACCTCGATCTCGTCGACGATAACCTCGAGCTTCGAGCGCTTCTGGCCGTCGCGCTCCCAAGAGCTGTAGCGCAGCTTGCCCTCGATCGCGACCTTCATCCCCTTGGCGAGGAAACGGCCAACGGCCTCGGCGCGGTTGCCGAACATGGTGCAGTCGACGAAGTTGGGATAGTCCTCCCACTCGCCGGTCTGCGCGTTGCGTCGGCGGTCGTTTACCGCCACGCCGAAGGACAGGACCTGCGTGCCGCCGGCGGTGGCGCGCAGCTCGGGGTCGCGGGTGAGGTTGCCGCTGATGTTCACTCGATTGATGCTCACTGCCCGTCCTCCTTCGCGGTCATGTGGCTCTTGATTGCCTCGACGAGGCGCGGCCCTTGCATGTAGCCCAGGCCGCTCACGCGGCGGCCGTCGCGGATATGGCACGCCTCGACGATCTTCTGCGCCGTGACCGGGCCGATGCCCGGGAACGAGCGGGCGAACTCGTCGACCTTGAGCTTTGCCGCGATGGACGCCTCGATGGCCGCCTCGGGCGGGATGTTGCCCGCCTTGCAGGCGGCCTTGAACGCGGCGCGCTCGCGGCGCGTGTGGATGGCCTTGGCCATCGCCTCCTTGCGCTGCTCCGGCGTTCGTGTCGGCGGCAGTTTGCTCTCTCCCATGTCCTACATCCTCTCTATGTATCCGTGAATGCCGTTCTCGACTTCCGTGGCGCACTCGATGACCACGCGGTAGCCCCTCTGCGGCGCTGGGGCCGCATCCTCGGCCGCATCCGGCTCTGGGCGCGACGGGACCACCCGCACGCACCTCGGCACGCCCAAGGGCGGCTCAGGTTCCTCGGCGGGCACCGGCTCGGGGTCGAGCGGCAGCGGCGCGGGCTCCGGCTCGGGCTCGGGCGCCGGTGCCGTCGCCTGCTCGTAGGTCGCCGCGAGCGCGACGGCCTTGGCGACCTCCTCGCGATGCGCGGCGACCGCAGCCGCAACCTCGCCCGAGTCCGCCGGCAGCGTCCTCGTCCACCACGCCACGGCCCACGCCTTCTCGGACTCGTCCGCGTAGTCCAGCCCGTTGACGAACTTGAACTGGTGCAGCAGCTCGCCCACGCGGCGCTCGATGATGTTTTTGGCCTTGACCTCGCCGAAGCTCGCGTTGAGCCACCTGTCGTCGGCGATGCGCTCGTAGGGCACCAGCGGACCCATCTCGCCCGCGAGGTCGTAGTAGTGGCCCTTGAGCGCGGTGAGGCGGCGTTTCCTGCACTCGCCGTCGTATCGGTCGATCTCGGCCTTGTACTCATCGGATAGCTTGTCGATGGGCGCCGTTATCTCGCCGATGGTCTTGTCGAACGTCTTGAGCAGGTCGCTGTACTTCTTCTTCGCGGCCTTGCGCTGCGCCTCGATGGGCTTCTTCACGTCGTTGACCGCCGCGCGGTACTTCTTCGCCGCCTTGAAGTCCTCGTCCTTCTCGATGTGCTTGACGTCCACGTAGTCCGCCAGCTTCTCATCGACGTTCTTCTTGAGCTTCGCCAGCTTGTCCTCGAGTGTGTCGTCGATGGCGAGCGACGCCACCAGCGTGTCGAAGTCCTCCTCGAGCGGCACGGCCTCGACCGCCAAAACCTCGTCTGCCATTAGAAGCCTCCCAGCAGGTCGTCATCGGTCGCATACTCGGCGGGCGCGGGCTCATAGGCGGGCGCGGGCTCCGGCTCGGGGGCGGCGGGCTCGGGTTGCGCCTTGCGGGCCGCAATCTCCTCCTCCATCCACGAGGCCGCGCGGCGCGACTGCATGAGCGTCATGTCGTGCATGGAGCCCGACGTGCAGCCCACGGCGGCGCAGATGGCCGCCATGGCCCCGGCGCTGTCGAGCGCGGTCGCCGCCATGAACGGCTTGAACAGGTCGCGCACGGGCTGCAGGTCGACCACGGGCTCGACGCTCTCGGCCTTGACGGTCTGAGCGCCGGCGCCCATGTCGCGCTCGACCTTCTGGTCCATCTCCTCGCCCGTGTACATCCCGCCGAACTCGTCGGGGTAGGCCAGGCGCCACGCGCCGGCCTTGGCGCACTTCTCGATCATGACGCCCGGCATCTTCGCCCAGTTGCTCTTGCCGGTGCTGTAGTCGGTGAGCGCCAGCTCGACGTATGCGGGCTTCTTGCCGTCGGTGAACTCGACCTCTGCCCAGCCGCCGATGAGCTGCTCCCCGATCATCTTGTAGACAGCAGAGCCCTTCTTCTTAACGACCTCGCCGTCGCGGAGCACCACGACGCCGCTCTCGATGCCGCCATAGTTGGGCTGCCTGTTCGCGCGGCGGTTGAACACCTGGTAGGAGGTGATGATGCTCGCCGGGGCGTCCTTGTACTTCACCAGGTAGACCTCCTTGGTGAAGGGGTTCAGGTGCTGGCGGTTGCACAGCTCGATACACAGCGCCAGCTCGCTTTCGGTCGCGTTCGGGCACAGCCGCTCGCGGATGTCCTGCGAGGTGAACTTGACGGGCATGCCCGCATCGTCCTTGAACTCGATGACCTCGTTACTCATCGACGCTCACCTCGCATCCGTAGAGCTTGGAGATAGTGGCGACGGCGCCGGTCTCGGCGTAGACGTCATCGCACTCCTTGCAGTACGCGATGATGACGGCCAAGAAGTCGCGGTCGAACTCGATGGGCTCCTCGTCCATCAGTACGGGCGCGACCGCCATGCCGTAGGCGACGCCGCGGAGCACCGCGGGGTCGACCTTCTCCTTGAGCGCCTCGGCGTTGAGCTCCGTGTTGATGAGGACGTTGCCCACGGCCTGCCTCATGAGTTCCTTGAATGCCTTTCGCTTCATTACATTTCCTCCGTTTCGTCCCTGCGCCCGGACCACCCGGGCGCTATCGATATGTCCATGCGCTCGGCCTGCCCGCGCACCCTGGGGTGCTTTACCACGTGCAGGTCGACCACTTGCGCGTCGTCGGCCCAGACGAGCCCGTTGAGCGCGTCCATGACCAGCTTGCCCTCGTTGTCCCCGTCCGGCTTGTAGGTGTCCGGCTCCGAGCGCACGCTCTTGGGCTGGCTCTCCGGCAGCGGACGGTAGGCGTCGACGTTGAGAATCACCGGCTCGTGCGGGCCAAAGGCCAGGGACTTGATGCCCGCCTCGGCCATCGCCTTCGCACACGCCGCCGCGATGGCCCGCTCGTTCCTGATCGTGTCGTTGGGCGTGTACATGCGGGCGTGCCTGCGGTCGAGCCTGTGGCGTTGCTTGCCCGCCGCGAACGTGACGGTGAACTCGATGCGCGCCGTCATGCCGGCACCGCACCGAACAGGGCCAGCACGGCCCACAGCACCGCCGGCATCACCACGTAGTCGACAAGCCAGGCACCGGCGATGAACGCGGCCGCTGCCCCGACCGCCCTAAGCAGCCTCGATGCCATGCGTTCCCTCCTCGATCCACTGCTCCACCCATTCCGGGCGCACCATGCGCCCCACCTTGCGCCCCTCGGGCAGCTGCGAGCGCAAGCGGCCCGCCTTGCACTCGATGCGCAGCGTGTCGTAGGGCACCCCCGTCACCCTCGACGCCTCGCGCAGCGTGTACATCAGCTTGTGCCTGATGCCAAGCTCGTCGGCCATCTGCTGAAACGTTTTGGCTCTGCTAGAATCCATGAGTGACCTCCTTTCAGGTCTGGAGCCGTCCCCGCTTTCCACACAGGGCGGCTCTTTTTTTGTTGCTTGCTTTCGGGGCCTCGCCCCCGGCACGGCACCGGTAGGGAACGTCCCCGCGGATGGTTATTGGAGAGCCGCGGGGCAACGGTGCCGCCCCGGGGATGGGGCCCGCGGGTTGCCTGAGCGGCAATACCCGCGTGTCCGCGTTATGCACGCGGTAGGCTTCGGGCCATGATTCGTAGACAGCAGACATATCGTCCGAAGCACGTCCGACCAGCGGGCCCCCTACTCGTGCGGCTCGTCGACTGGGTCGAGCGGCACCCTCGCATCAGCGCCGCGATCGTCCTCGCCGGGTTCATCAACGACGCCTGCGACCTGCTTGGGCGCGTCGTTGATCTCGCGATGTTTCTCATGAAGCTCGCGGGTGTGCTCTAGTACGAACGCGACCGCGAGAACGTCGAGGAAGACCCGGACGGCCGCATGGATAAGATTCAACATCTCCACCGCCCCTACTTCGTGCCCACGATCGGCTGGGAGCCCTCGGGCACGACGACGAGGTTGCCGTCCTTTCCGATGCTCTTGAGCGCGTCGATGTAGTGCTGCTGGAGGACCTGGTCGTTGAGCGAGTTCGCGAGGACGGCGTTTGCGTCCGCCTCGCCCTGCGCCTCGATCTTCTTTGTTTCAGCCTCGACCTTGGCCGTCTCCTGCTCGTTCTGGGCCTTCTGCTTCGCGACCTCGGCGGCCTGAGCCTCGCTGTAGCTCTTGGTGATGTTCTTCGGGTAGCGGACGTCCTGCACGCTCACCTGCTCCACCGTGAGGCCCATGCCCTTCCACTTCTCGGTGAGGGCCTTCTGGACGGCCTTGGTGAACTGGGAGCGGTCGGTGAGCATCGTCACCGTGTCGAAGCCGCCCGAGACCTCGCGGGTGACGGCGCGGACGTCGTTGGAGATGTACTTCTCCACGAAGCTCTCCTGCGTGCCGTACTCGCTGTAGAGGCTGAGCGCGGCGTCGGGGTTCAGGGAGTAGTTGACCTGGATGTCGATGTTGGCGCTGGCGCCCGACTTGTCGTTGATGGAGACCTGCTTGCCCTCGTAGGAGCCGCCGTCCACCTCGTAGTCGGTGTCCCCGTAGAAGTTGATGAGGTTGTTGCGGACGTCGTAGGTCACGACGTCCTGCCAGGGGGCCTTGGCGTGGAAACCGGCCTCGGAGGTCGAGCCGGCGAGCGAGCCGCCGAGGTTGCGGACGACGCAGACCTCGCCGGTGTCCTGCGTGTAGAAGCAGGCGGTGGCGGCGATGATGGCACCTGTCAGGACGAGGGGCAGGGCGCACGCGGGCGAGACGATTCGGGGCTCGTACTTGTTGCCCCAATGGTCCGCGGGCCCGGCGGCCCTCTCGCGCTCGGCCTCGTTATACCGCTTGATGGCGACGGCGGCGGCCACGCCGCCGAGTCCCAGACCCGCTCCGATAATCAGTTGAATCATGTCGCCCTCCCCTACAGCTCGAAGTCGGAAAAGTCGCGGGCCTCGGCGGGCTCGGCCTCGACCGTGATGGCCTCGGGGACGTTCCAGCCGCCCAGCTCGATGTCGATGTAGTTCTCGTTCATGGTTCTCTCCGTTTCGTTTTAGGGAACTTTAATTTAATTCAAGTCGGTTGCCAAAAAAATAGAATCGCGCGAGACGCCCAGAAAGCGGCACGCCGCGTCAAACGCGTCGGTCGGCATTCGGTTCGTCTCCTCGTAGCGCTGGTAGGTTGGGTACGTGACCCCCATAGCCTCGGCTACGGCGCCCTTCTTGACGCCTTTGCGCTCTCGGACCTCTCTCAATGTCTCTGCCATCTCGTCCTCCTTTCGCTGTAATCATATTACAACACATTCAAGATAATTCAAACTACTTTTTTAATAAAATTAAAGGGAAATTGTAATTTACCTAAAGGGGTGAAAAGATGGACCTCGGGAAGAAGATTCGCGCACACCGCGACGAGCTGGGTCTCACACAGGCAGAGTTGGCGGACAAGCTCGGTCTTACCTACTCGTCGGTAAGTCAGTGGGAAAGCGGCCGCGCCACGCCGAGGACGCCTATCCTTCGTCAACTCGCCGACCTCTTCGGCACCACGGTAGCCGACCTCATGGGAGAGGACGCCGCCGAGGCCGCGATCAGCGGCACCTCGCGCATGGTCCCCCTGCTGGGCTTCGCCCACATGGGCGAGCCGTGCGACGAGGGGAGCCTCGCCGATGAGGTCGAGGTCCCCGCCTCCATCGCCGACGCGCACCCGCGCGGGTTCATGGTCAACGCGCAGGGCGGCTGCATGGACAACCGCTTCCCGCACGACGCCCTGCTGCTGGTCGACCCCGACATGGAGCCGGTCAACGGCCAGCCTGTGCTCGCCGAGACCGCCGACTACGGCGCCGTGGTGCGCAACTACACCCGGGGCCGCTCGACCGTGATGCTCACGGCGGACAGCCACAGCGGCGAGTACGACGACATCATCGCCGGGCCGGGCGACGAGCCCGTGGTCTGCAAGGGCCGCGTCGTCTGGTACATGGGCGAGCGGGACGAGAGGTAGGAACATTGGGGCCGACCGGGCCCCTGCCAACCAGACTGGAAGAACGGAGGAGCGCGGATGGCTCCGAAAGAGGCAATCGAGAAGATCAACGCACTCGGTATAGAGATCGGGGTCGCGTCGACCGGCAGCGGGGACGACTACATCTCACTCACGGACATAGCGAGGTACAAGAGCGATGAGCCGAAGATGGTGGTGCAGAACTGGATGAGGAACAGGAACACCATCGAGTTCCTCGGTGTTTGGGAATCGCTCCACAACCCAGACTTTAAAGGCATCGAATTCGATGCCTTTAGGGAAGAGGCCGGGCTCAACTCCTTCACCCTGACGCCAACGAAGTGGATTTCGAGGACAAACGCCATCGGCATAAGGACCAAGAGGGGGAGGTATGCGAGCGGCACGTTCGCCCACAAGGACATCACATTCGAGTTCGCTTCGTGGATTTCCCCGGAATTCAAGCTCTACGTCATCAAAGACTACCAGCGTCTGAAGAACGACGAGAACAGCAGGATCTCCGGCGAGTGGAACGAGAAGAGGCTCTTCTCGAAGATTAACTACCGTATACACACCGACGCCGTAAAGGAGAACCTGCTGAAGCCGAGCATGAGCCGGCAGGTCGAGGGCTACACCTACGCAAACGAGGCGGACGTCCTCAACGTTGCCCTGTTCGGGATGACGGCAAAGCAGTGGAGGGAGTCGCACGAAGGCGCGACGGGCAACATCCGAGACGAGGCGAGCCTGCACCAGCTGCTCGTCCTCGCGAACCTCGAAAGCATGAACGCCGAACTGATCAAAAGGGGAATCGACCGCAGGCAGAGGGCGGCATACTTGCGAGAGATGGCTATCAGCCAACTCTCGACCCTCGAGGGCAGCCCTGTGATAGCGAAGATAGAGGCCGACGACGGAATAGCGGGCGAACTGCCAGAAGACGGGGCGGAGTCATAGCCCGACGCGCAAGCGGTCCGAGCTGACCGCAGCTCATCGCGGGGAGGTGATGCCCATGAAAGCGAAAAATCTCGGGACCGCAGGCTGATACCGCTGCCCCGAGACTAAGGAGACGGCCCCTGCACTTTGGAACGTGAGACGGGGCCGGAGTCAGAACCGGGCGAAACGGAGAATAAGCCCGCGATCTGAACGGATCTGATTATATGACAAAGAAGCAGCGCCGCCGCGTCTGGGGCTCCGTGACCGAGATGAGGCGCGGCAAGAAGTACGTCCTGCGCTGGATGCAGAACACGCCGCAGGGCCGCAGGCGCAAGACCAAGACCGTGTACGGAACCTACCGCGAGGCATGCGCGGAACTCGACCGCATTCACGTCGAGCACGCCGACGACGCCCCCGTGCCCACCATAGCCAAGGCATACGAGACGTGGCTCGTCCCCAAGATGACCGCACAGGTCGAGGCTGGGACGCTCGCCCCCAACACCCGCGACCTCGTGCTGCGCTCGTGGAGAAACTACGTCGGACCCCGCTGGGGGCAGGCGCCCGTCGACCAGCTGCGCGCCGTCGAGCTGCAGGACTGGCTGCTGACACTGCCCGCCGCCACCGCCGATACCGCCCTGCTCACCCTGCGCAAGGTCTACGCCTGCGTCTCGACCTTCATCCGCCTGCCGCTCGACCCCTTCGCCGCCAGCGTCAGGTACACCATGCCCACCCGCAAGACCCGCGAGCGCTCAAAGCGCGTCTACACTCTCGACGAGGCCCTGGGCGTCCTCGACGCACTGCGCGGCAACCCCCTAGAGCCCGCGTTCATCCTCGCGTGCTTCGGCTCCTGCCGCTCGGGCGAGTCGCTGGGCGTGCGCACCGAGGAGGTGCTGCGCTGGGAGCGTAGCGGCACCGTCCTCGCCTCCGCCGACATCTGCCGCCAGATGCAGCAGTCCGGCACCGAGCCGGTGGGCGCCCTCAAGACCGCCAAGTCCGCCCGCACCGTCGTGATCTTGCCACAGGCCGCCGACCGCCTCGTCGAGATAGCGGCCGCCCGCGCCGCCGAGGGCCGCGAGTGGCTGAGCGACCGGGGCGACGGGCTGCCCATGAACCGAAGCATTTGCAACGACCGCTGGCGGAAACTCTGCGCCGCCCGCGGCATCGAGCACATCCCGTGGTCGAACCTCCGCAACTCGTGGCGTACGATAGCGGAGGTCGAGCTTCGCCTGCCGTGGGACCTCATAGAGATGCTGATGGGCCACGCCCTCCCCGGCGTGTCGGGACGGCACTATATCCGGCCCACCGCCGAGCAGGTCGTCCGCGCCGCCTTCGACGCGCTTGGGATAAGTTAGGATATTCCCCCGCAAAGCCGCAGGTAGATGGCACGCCGTTAGTTGTGGCAGTATTAAGATTCGCAGCCCAAACCACCGCAAAGGGGACAGGCACCTTT